TCGACCCACTCGAATCGACCATAGAGAGACGACAAATCCCATTCCCAGCCTATACTCTCGTTATTCCCATAATCGTGATTAGTGTGCGGCAAATAGGTTTCCGCCAAAGTCCATGTTACTCCGGCAGGACGTGGGTCCGAACTATACTCGGTATACGGGGTAGTTCCCTGTGTTCCTGAGCCTGTCACACTAATATCAAAACCCCAAGCTACATTACTACCATCTGAATGCCAGTACACATAAAAGTCCGATACGGGAACATTGACATATTTGCTTGCGATATTATTTGTGGTGCCGTTCCGCCCACCGTCATATTTGCCCGACTTATACCACTTGCCATTTTGAGTGTAGTATATTTCAACGTAATCCCAACTGGGTTCAGTTGCCGAATTGCTGTTAAACAGAAAATATACTGGTGTGTCTTTTGCCTGCCACTTATAATATTTCCCTGTATTAGTATCCTTATACGTCTCACCAATGTGCTGTTTTTTCTGTTCATAAGTAGTCCATGAACTTGCAGGATAATTACTTGTTGTCGGAACTGTCGTGCCTGTGTAGTTGCTTTCGTCCACCCGCACTTTTGATGTGCTTGTTAAACAGAACTCACCCGTATCAAGATCCCAGTAATTTTCTCCCGATGCAGATTTAAGCAGGCCGGTGGTGATAAAGTCCGCTACAAGATTCCCGTCAATCGTCCATGCATTCGTATACGGTCCGCCTACGCCATTGCGAGAAAAGCCGATGCCGTTCTCGTTCATTCTCAGGACATTTCGAGCGGTCTGCACGTCATTCGTATCCATGAAAAGCAACTCTTTCCATGAACCGTCCGTGTTCTTTATTGCTACCACATAGCCATTTGATCCTGTAAGCCAAGCCGTAGCATTATTTACTGCATCCTGCGCTGCACTCCCAGCCTGTGCGAATACGGTTTTTCCAGTATTGGAAATGGCCAGAGCCGTATCCGCATCAAGCTGATTTATCGTGGAGGCAAAATTACTTCGCAGTTCGCCGATTTCAACGGATATGTATTTCTCTTTCAAGACATCATAAGTGGTCTTGACGATTTCCGCTGTTGTATCAATGCCCAGCTTTTCAAACTGCACCTTGATAATGTCGCAAAGATTAACATTCTCTAACGGCAATATATCTTTATATTCTTCAGTGTCTGCAAGATTAACAAAAGATACTTGCACGGATACTTTCGGGATCCCGAACCCCGACCGATTGACATACACCTGCGCCGCTGTTCTAAGCTGCACCTCAGTGGGTTTTTCTTCCCACTCTTGCGATAAGTCGAGCGGTGCGGTGAGGCGGGCGGAATAAGCAGATGCGTGACTCGAATACACTGCCTTTTCGGGGAGTGTTCTGCTGTCCGTGCCGTCTACATTTACCCAATACGGAACCACACCCGTGATGGTCTCGCCTATATTTTCTTCCTGTTGAATATCGGTGATATTCTTGCCATAACGCAATGTAATATCACGCTCCGCGCCTCTCTGCCTGTGAAGCTTGACAGTGTAATTATCCCATTCATACTCTCCACCGAACTGATCCAAGACAGAGCCTTCGATGCCACCTAATCTCTGTCGGATACTTGCAGGAATTATCTGCGAATAGCTTGCCACTGTGGTGACATTTGTCCAAAAAGTGAACGGGCATGATTCTACTGCGTTGCTCTTTAGTCCTTGTAGGACGGTATTACATGCACTGGATGATGCGGACACGCTGAACGGCATACAGGTATTCTTAGATAAATCATAGCTTATATGTTGTGCGTATACCTTAACCTTACCGTTGATGGGCTTTCCTAATTTATAAATACGAAATGCCTGCAGACTTGCATTAGCAGATGGCTTAACCACTACTATTTTCCGGATAGCAATATCTTCATAATGCTGCCCGGACATCGGATAGGTCATTTCCAGTTCATAAATGCCGTTGCGCTCCTCTGTCACCACGCAATCAAGGGCATCAGCCAACCGCCCGATGCCGTTTGAGGTAAACGTTGTGGAATTTTCAGCAAAGAGAATAGGTTTCATATAGCATATCTCCACTTATAACCGCCTGCTGTTTTAGTTTTCTTTTTGCAACAAGCTGTAATATTTGAATGGTTAATTCCTAACTGCCTTTCAGCTTCTCTTGCAGATTTCCACGCTTTTTCTTTACCATCAGGAAATATCTGTATTATTTCAATGCTACATTTATTTGCTATTTTGTTTTTTATATTTCCATAATTTGAATTGTACTTATATGTGCACCATTCAAGATTATCAACTTTATTATTAGCCCTGTTTTCATCTTTATGATTTATGATAGGGTAATTATTCCCATTATCAATAAACGCTTCTGCAACAAGTCTATGTATATAATGTTTTTTATTTATTCCATTTTTAGCTAATCTAACAAAAGTGTATCCTTTTCCATTTGATGAAGGTGTTAACACTTTGCTCTTAAATAAATGACATCTTCCTTTGCCACACGGAGAGATTCTATCGAGACTGCGTATTTCTCCCATATCTGAAACTTCGTATAAATTTTCATATCCTTTTATAGGTTTCCACATTTCTACACACTCCACCATCTGGGAATCAGTTCAATGCTCGTTATCCCACTTTTGCTGATATTGTTTACACCCGGAGCCAACGATGGGAACTCGCCATTTGTCAACACGATATTCCCATTGCAATTAGTTGTGCCCTTGTAAGCCTCCTGCAATTCGCAATCAATATCCGTGTAGCTATTTGCGCTCGTTATCGTCACGCGCACACCGGATATCTCAAAGTACCCTGTACCATAAGCGCGGATGAACGGAAGCGCATTGTATAGCGTTGGATTTTTGATACTTCCGTTTGCAGAAAATGTCACAACCTTATCACCGGACACAAGAAAGCGGCGTGGATCACAGTCAAAAGTCACGTCAAACTTCCCCCATCTGTTGAGCGGTGTCATTTCCGGCGCTATTGCATTACTGTAGCTTGCAAGGCGGTAAAAGTCGGGCGTATATGAGTCCATGAGCCGCTTGTATCCTCTTTGAGATAAAAGATAAGCCTTGAACGCGTCAAAATTCTCCGCAAAATTCTTTGTGATATATGCCGGATAAGTAATGCTCACATTCTCAAAGCGTTCGTTCTCAATATGCAGATCGCCATTTCGACCCGGTATGGCTATGGCTTCTACATCTCGAGCCGGAGTATTATATACGCCGTTTCCCGATATGCACACATCAAAATCCCGGCTTGATTTTCCGTTGTAAGTTAGATATTCAAACGCTAAGCCCATGCCTGCCTCACTTGCTGATATCTTGCTGCCATTATCTCGTCAACCGCGTTCGCTAATTCTTCCACGTCCTGTGACGGGGTGGCATTGATCACTATGGTGGTGTCGCCTACGGAGATATTATTGCCACTGCTCGGTATAGTCGCCTGCCTTACGGCTGTCCTTATCATTCCAAGGATAGAGTTCTCGCCAACTACCCACTCATTCCCGGCTTCGCCGCCGCCCATTAGTCCGTTTCTGCTCGCCCCGAAAATGGTCGGAGAAGTGAGCCGCATACCGCCTGACATAGCCTTGGCATACCAGTCTATGGATATATGAGGCAGACCAAAGCCGTCCTCGCCTTCCACTTTGAAATGCGGTAACTTGATATGCGGTAATTCTATCTTCAGATTTCCGAACAGAGCTTCAATTTTCCGCACAAGAGTGCGTAACCCCTCTATTACGTTATTCCACATTGAAGTAGCGACTTCCTCGGCTCCCTTAAACGCGCGCTTCCAATCGCCGTTTAGTAATCCGGCTACCACATCAATCACGCCCTTAAAGAAGTTTTTGAAGTTCTGTATCCGCCTGTCCATGGACTCCATGGCCTCGATTAATACCGGCGCAAGTGCCTTGCTGAATGCTTCCCATGCGGGTTTAATCACAGCAATGGTGTCTGTGATACTTTTTTTGATATTCGCCCAATTTTTATCTACCGCCTTGGCAAAATCCTCGTCGGTGTTGTAAGCGGTTACGAACGCACCCGCCACCAAAGCAAGCGCACCCACTACTACCGCTGCCGGTGCTGCTATTCCTGCTAAACCACCCGCCGCTGCGCCTGCTGATGTTCCTAAGCCGCCCGCCGCCGTCGATGCACCTGAAAAAGCATTGATAAGGCTTCCGCTCCCTTTGATGATCGTACCGGACAGGTTCGTAATAGAGCCAAGACCTTCAATGATCTTCCCGCCCGTGGTTATTACCGGAGCGGCCGCCGCCGTAATAAGTGCAGCTTTAACAATCTGATCCTGTTCTTCTTCGTTTAGTCCGTCCCATGCCTTAATGAGCTTGTCTATTACGTCAAGACCTTTATCAAGATACGGAAAAAGTCGATCACCTATATCCTTCCCCACATTGGTCAGCTTTTCACGAGTCTGCGATATCTGGGCTTCCATGGTGCCGTATTTCTCTTCAGCTTCTTCAGTAAGCGCGGTATTCTTTTCCCACGCATCTGACCCCATGTTTATTGCGTCGGTGACGAGGTTTCCGGAGTTTGCGAGCCTCGTTAAGGTATCGCGAAGCCTGACCTCAGTAAAGCCCATGTCCTGAAGCATTTGGATAGTGCTCTCGCCTTTACTTTCAGTATCGCCCAAACCGGATATAAATTTCTGTATAGCGACAGACGCGTCTTTGCCGTACTGATCGACAAATTCCTCTGCTGTCATTCCAGAGACCTCGGCGAAACTCTCAAGGTCTTTTCTGGCATTGAGCATATTGAGGATTTCTTTTTTGGTGTGCCCCGTCCAGTCAGCTACATTGGTTAGTGCCTTTGAGTCGTTGTTAAGCGCCACGTATAACTCACGGAAACTC